TTATTTAGCAACTGTAAAAGCTGGTAGACCAACTCTAGTTGGTGGTTATCAACGCGGTGGTACTTTAGCAGGTATTGAAGACTGGAAAAATGCTGATCTCGACGTTGATAAATTCATTAAAGCAGTTTATTCTGCTCAAATGAAATCAAGTCAACGTAACCTCAGCAATGTAGGTGATTTAGGTGAAATATACTATGATATGGCTGATGATAAAGTATATTCTCGTGATGCCAATGGTAATTTACAAATCAAAGGTGCTGATGGTAAATCAACACCAGTTGGTGATGCAAATTTAACAAAAGGTGTTCCTGCAACAATTTTTAGCTGTATTCTTACAGGAAATCCAGTAGAACTGTCTCGTTGCTTAGGTAATATCAATGATTCAGATATTTATGCTGAAGCAGAAAAAGAAGTTAGACAAATGAATCCACAAACTATGTTAAAATTACTCAGTACTTTTTTAGTAGATATTAACAATGGTCCAGCCGAACATTATGTTCAATGGACTTCTTCTCTTGCTGGAAGACTTTCTGCTAAAATGGGTTCTGAAAAAGGCCAAAGAACAGCAGAAGCCATTCTTAAAAATAAAAAATTATGCGCTTATCTTAAACGCGTAATCGATTTACAACGTGCTAATCCAGTTCTTCATTCTGCAGATAATGCTAATCTCAGTGATCTTCCACAAAAAACTCTTTCAACTAAATCAAATCTCGCATACTTCAGAGCACCACAACATATCAATCGTGGTGATGCTGCTTCCATTATGTCCCGTTCTCTCGGTGTTGCCGTACAGGGTCTTAATATGCTTCCACAACACGATATGTTATCCATGTTCAGACCAGGTTTAAATTCTAATTTAGCAATGGGTATTAATCCATTCGCTGGTTTTTCAGGTTTGGGTTTAGGTAGTGGCCAACTTGGTGGTGCTGAAGCTGATCCTCAAGCACAATATTTAAGACAAATATACAATACTATTAAAGAAGAAATGAAAGCAAAAGGTAAAGAACTTGTACAAGAAGATCACGATCGTATTGAAAAAGCTATTGGTGAAATTGAAAAAAATAATGAGCGTGTTCAACGTGCATTAGATGATCTTAGAGCATTCATTAATCTTGACAATGTTGTAACAAATGGTCTTGGAAATGTTGTCAGTCTCAATGAAATTAAGAGCTCAACTACTATTCCAAATATTCGTAAATCTATTTCTAGCCTTGAATCTTGTGTTAACCGCACATCACGCGATCAAGTCTCTCTCCTTACTGCATTAATTGAACAAGTTTATCGTCCAATGTTACTTGTTGCTTCTGGTGCATCAACCCCATTTATCAGACCAGTAAATTAATAAGTAAATAATAATTATTAACTAAATTATTTTTATGTTGAGAAATTAACATAAAAATATCTTTCTTAGATAATAATATGACAGGAAGTATATTGCAACTAGTAGCATATGGTATAGAAGATATATTTTTAACAAATGATCCACAAATAACATATTTTAAAATAGTGTATAAACGACATACAAATTTTTCGCGTGAAGAAATACGTCAAAACTTTCTACAGAGGCCTGATTTTAATTCACAAGTATCAGCTACTATCGGTAAAAACGGTGATCTGATGGAAAAATCATATCTAGTTATAAATCTACCCAAAATACAATCATTTGGAGATGGTATAACAAAGATAGCATGGGTTAGATATCCAGGTTATTCATTAATAAATACCATAAGTATTGAAATCAATGGTAGACAAATATGCAAACATTATGGAGAATGGATGATGTTATGGAATGAAATGTTTAATCCAAATGCAAAATTGGATTCATTTAAAAGAATGATAGGCGATGTACCCGATCTAATAGATCTATCAGATGGAAAAGAACCATATCGTATTTATATACCATTACAATTCTGGTTTTGTCGTTCCAGTGCTAATGCTCTACCATTAGTTAGTTTACAATATTCAGATATAAAAATAAATTTATCATTAAAAGCATGGAATGAATGTTTAATTTTTAGTCCATCACATTATATTATATGTGAAGACAATGTTGTAGCTTTTGAAGAAAACGAGTGCATATATCAAAATATTGATGGTAATATAGTATATGCATATTTTAGAAGTTTTGATTCATATTCCAAGAAATTATATTATAATTTGTTGACACAAAATAATTTTAAACCTCTTCCACCAAATGTAATTATAACAAATAAATATAGAATTATTGGTATGACAACAAATTTTTATGCATTACCAGCAACACAAAATACAAGTTCAATTACTATAAATCCGGCAACATATAAATATAATAAATTAAAAACATTAATTTTGGGTGATACATATTTATTAATTAATTATATTTTTGTAGATGAAGATGAAAGATTACAATTTGCACAAACAAAACAAGATTATAAAATAGAACAATTATATTTTACAGAATATAATCAGATAGTTGGTCCAAGTGAAACAATACGTATTGATATTGATAATCCATGTAAATATATTGTTTGGGTTTTACAACAAAAATATTTACATGATGCATTAGATTATTATAATTATTCTATAACACCGCGTAAGAAAATAATACAAGATACAGATGTAACATCTAAAATATATGTGAAAGGTGAACCAGTTCCTACTTTTGATAGTAGTTTAGCAAAAACAGAGACAATACTATTCAATCAAAAAGAAAGATTAAGTTATAGAGATTCAAAATATTTCAGATTAAATCAAGAATATGAAAAATGTCAAAATATTCCACCAATTGGTGTTAATAAATATTTTTTTACATTAGATCCAGTAGCATTACAACATGCCGGAACTTGTAATATGAGTAAAGTAGAAACAATAGAAATAAAAATGGCTATTAATCCTATATTATCTACATCAAATATTGGTTTATTTAGAGCATATGCCGAAACATATAATATATTACGAATATCTAATGGATTAGGAGCTGTATTATTTGATAATTAAGTTAACTAAATTATTATTAAGTTAACTAAATTATATATAAAATATTGGTGCACACATTCCACTAATATATCGCATAATATTGTAGCCAAATGCCCAATATTCTATTTCAAAATTTAGTCCTTTTGTTTCTAAATCATTAATAAACTGTGGATTAAGTTGATGTTCAATTAATATATCATCAACATTTGTTAAATTAGCACTACCAGAAGGTTGATATAATAATGGATACAACGCGTATATGTGCATATATTCATCATTTTCTAAACTACCAACATATCTTAGATGTGGATTAATTGTATTAAATAATTTTTCTTGTCCTTGTTCACGTGTAGAACCATTAAAATAAATCTTGATATAATCTACAGTTTTTATTATGTTATAATTATCATCTAGATAACCATTAATATTCCATGTATAATTATATTTCATTTTGTCAGGAAATATTACTTTTAATCTCCATAATATATATTTTGTAGGATCGGCTAAAACTAACTTTGTAATAATCTTATTATTATCAATTAAATTATTATAATTATATTTAAATTTACCTCCATATCTAAATTTTTCTATTAGAAATTCCATTTTTGATTTAGAAATACGCAATCTTTCTTCTTCTTCTAAATAAATATATTGTACATTCATATTACACTTTATCTTTGGTCTTTTTGTAATAATTGCATTTGTATCATATATCAATAAGTCTTCAAGTTTTCTTAATTTAAATTTTATAGTACCTTTAGTATATAACATATTAATCATTGGAATTGATAATCCTTCATTTTTACAAAAATGAAATTTTAATGGTATACGTAAATTTAAATCCCCTTTATTATTAGTATCATATCTGGTATTATATTCAGTATTACCTATTAATTTATTTATCCCTTTCTTATGATTTGCAGTAAATTCAATTTTATCTAATAATGATAATAAATTAGAATTGTATTCATCAATTAATAATTCATCTAAATAAAAACTATAACTTTCTAATAAATAATAGGCTAATTCTGGAACCCAACAGTATTTTACTGGATTTTTATAAATTACATTACGTAGCCAATTATCTAATGGTGAACCATAATATAATATTTCTGTTTGTGTATAATAATCAGGTATTTCATATAAATAATCAATAAACTGTAAATCTGATGAGAATGTTATTTTTTTATCATTTGTTATAACAATATCCGAAGTTCTTGGTATGGTTAAATTTTTAATAGTATTGAAATAATCTAATTTTTGTTCTTTATATAATGTATCAAGTACTGTATCATAAATATCAATATCCATATTTAATTTTTGTAATACAAAAGGTATATTTAAATCATTAAAAATATCAATCATGATAATATATATCATAAATTTAATAATATCGGCTTTTGTTGAAAATCCATTAAAATAAACTTCTCCTAAATTAGAATTTAATTGTGGTAATACATTAGATATTATTTTATCAAGATAATTAAATACTTGTTGTTTACGTGTTGAATCATATCCCACAAACACATCAAAATATTCTTTTG